AGGAAGGGTGCAAAGACACAGGGCAGTGTACTACTGAATCATAACCCAGTTGTACGAAACTACCTGATTGATCTAGAAATCGCAGCCTCAGAAAGAGACGCAGTTTCTCTAGAAAGTCATTTATCCACGCTCCACGACCTGCGAGAAGAAGCCAAGGACCAAGGACAGATATCTGCAGCCATAACAGCCGAAGTGCACCGAGGCAAAGCTGGTGGACTCTACATCGATAGACGCGAGATACTGACCGCAAAGATTGATTTGATGTCCAAGGACGACATACTCACTCGACTCGAAGAATTAATAAAGAAACGCTCTACTGAATCCAATGTCATTGAGGGTGACTTCAGGCAAACTGACTGAGCTCAAAAGAGGGACCGACCGATGGAGCGAGGGATTTTGTTCCTTAAATCTTGTGCTTAATCCTAACACAGTGCTTTACTTTGGTATCAGTCCAGCGTATAGTAGTACTTAGATAGTAAAGCGGTTTTACTATCATTAACTAGAAAGGAGAATTTATTATGATAAATAAAAACTTTAAAGCAGGTACCCAAAAGGGTTCGACTAACTATAACCAAAAAGTGATTTTGGTAGCTACTCCCGAGGGAAAATTTCCGCCCCAAGCAGGGAAAATAATCGAGGCTTTACTAGCCGCTAAAGATTATACTTTGACTGTGGGCGAATTAGTCGGAGTTGACGGCAGTAAAGAATCTGCCTTAGAAAAAGTTGGATTGGAAACAGTCCAGACTCCCATGGATATTTGGAGTCATTACAAACCTAGATTACTAAAAGAAAATCTAGTTAAACTCGGTTAATCTTTAATCGTCTTAAAAGGGTGGCTTCGGCTGCCCTTTTTTGTGCTCTACTCCAGTCTACTCTATCGCTCTACTCTATCCGTCGGTCTATCTTTTTAGTACACACGAACCCTGACCCAAACACAGACCCGCACCCAACGAACGAGGGAGGGAGCGAGGGATTTTTTTAGGATTTAGTTTAGTTAGCTTAGTTAAGTTAGTTAATTTAGTTTAGTTAATTTAGTTAATTTAGTTCTTGTAGTTTAGTTAGATTTCTGTATACTTACAGTATGAAAAATATAAATGACAAGGTTAGCACCCCTTCTAAAGGTGCTGGGGCTACTGTTACTAAAGCAAAAGCAAAAATGCCTATGCCTAGTAAGGGTGGTAATTTAAACTTAAATACTATTGTTTGGGTATCTGATGATTTTGCTAGTTCAGGTTGTCAGAGTTCTTTACCTGCACAAGTTAGTATTGCCTTAACGTTAGCTTATAATCAATTAGGTAATTCTTTTACATTAAAGCAATTAGATGAAGTATGGCAATCATCTGAATACTTAGATGTTAATGGTGGTAAGTATGCGCAAGGCATAGAACCACGTGTAGGACAGAAATCTTTTTGGACTCATTATTTTAGTGGTAATCAGTTCACTAATAAGATAACTGAAAGAAAAGCTAGTATTGAATTTGGCTTAGATAATTATTCTAAGTATTTAAAACTTGGCTAAATTTTAACCTTTAACTTAAAGGGGCTAGTCTGAGGTACTAGCCCTTTTTTTATCTACTCTATTTCTATTGGTTAAATATTAACCACTGCTCAAATATTAACCAATTACCCTAACACATACCCGTACACTAGAAGTTATAAGTAAGTTAGCTTATATAACTATTTAGTCTAATACCCCCCTTGACAAATCCGCTCCCTCACCCGCTGTCCGCACCTTGGGTCCGCGTCCTTTATTGCAACTACTTTACAAATAAGTCCCTATCAAAAAAATTTTGCGAAAAAAATTTTTTGCAAAAAATATTTTCTGAACTATACTGTTGGTATGGGTTTTAAATTAAGTTTAATTCTTGGAGGTCTTTTAGTAGCTAGTTTGGCAGGTTCTACTTTTCTGTTTAATCAATTAACACAAGCTAAAGCCAATCAAGTAATCCTACAAGATAAAATATCTGAACAAAACGAATCAATTAAAAACTATTTAGCTGACCAAGAAAAACATAACGCTCAACTAGACAGTTTAGAAGCGGAAAAACAAGAAGCACTCCGTGAGGTTACTAAATTAAGAAAAACATTTGCTAAGCACGATCTTGGCAATTTAGCATTAAACAAACCTAAACTTATTGAGAAAATAATAAATAAAGGCACTCAAAAAGTTATGGATGAACTAACTCAGATCACATCTCCTCCCCAAGGATGAAGACATCTCTCCTAGTAGTTAGTTTATTCACGGTTCTAGGCGGTTGTGCACTACTTCCTAGAACCACCCCCGTAGAGGTAAACACTATTGCGTTACCCGCACCAATGTACCACCCACCGTTGCCTATAGAAATACAAGGAGTAGAAGTTAAGTTTGAAGTATTAACTCCTGAAATTATGGCAGAATATTTAAAATTAGTAGAAGAAGGTAAAGCTCCTGCCGTTGCGTATTATGCACTGACCACTAAAAATTATGAAAATTTATCGATGAATATGGCAGAAGTTACGAGGTACATAAAACAAATATTATCAATAGTAGAATATTATCGTAATTATGATAAAGACACCGCGACCAAAGAAACCCCTCCTAATGATTAACTGCTTTACTTTTTATGGCTGAACAACAATTAAAACCTGCTTTAGGTCCACTAGAACAACTATTAGCTAATATACGTGGCGGCGGACTTAGCGGTCTTTTAGAAACAGTAAATCCCGAACTACGTAATCGTCCTGATTATCAAAATATTAAAAAAGGTGCAAAGTTCGCTTACGAAACAGTTACCGACCCTTTAAATTTAATTTCATCAACACCACAAGGTTTTGCTGCGGCTAGTATTTTTAAAAGTATTCCTGCATTTTTAATAAAACCTTATATGAAAGCAGTAGAAGAAGCAGAACAACTTAAACGAACCATAGTAAGAGAACGTAATAATATTTCTAAAGATGGTAGAGCGGCAGAGGTAGCTGAAGAAAAAGCTAAACAACAATTAGTAAAAGTTAATGCGAGAATTAAAAGTTTACAAAAAGATATAAAAAAAGAAACAGGGTTAGAAGTACCACAAGCTCCTGTGCTTAGTACTAATCAAGGTATTTTAGATTTAATAAATGATCCTAAAAATATTTTTCACGGCAGTCAAACTAAAGGTATTGGTTCTTTTGAATTACCTAAAGGTTCTGGTTCAGAAGGCGGACTTTATTTAGTAGATAAATTTATTGACCCTAGACTTAAACAATTCGCTATGGGTAGACCTTCGCAAGGTGCTCCTGGGTCAGCATATATCACGGAACCCGATTTTAAAAATATGTTAACGGTTGGTGATACTTCTAAACAAATGGATAGATTATTAAAAAACCTTGAAATAAATCTTTCACAAAAAAATCTTATCGAACCTGCTTTTCAAGTAAAAGAATTACGTAAAAATATCGTAGGCGTACCTAACAGTTTTACTAAAGCAGCGAGTGAAGGTTTACGTAATATCGGTATTGATGCAATTAGAATACCTAATAAACGTAGAGGGGTAGATAATAGCGATACTTTTATTTCGTTAAACCCTAGTGAAAATTTAAATATTTTAGACGAAATACCTTACGAAGATATTGAAGGATTAATTAAAGAATTAATGAAACGATGACTGATACTCGTGATAAATTAAAAGCCCTACGTAATATTGACTTTTCACATTTAACTAAAGAAGAAGCGAAAGAATTTACGATTTTATTAGAAGAATTAGAAAAACGTGAATACCAAGAACAAGCAACAGGTACGTTTTTAGATTTTGTAAAATCTATGTGGTCCGAATTTATTTCTGGAAACCACCACGTAAAAATGGCACAAGCGTTTGACGACATCGCTAACGGCAAATTAAAAAGATTAATAATTAATATGCCACCTAGACATACTAAATCAGAGTTCGCGTCGCATTTATTCCCTGCGTATTTATTAGGTAAAAATCCTAAATTAAAAATTATTGAAGCGACCCACACAGCTGACCTTGCGGTTAATTTTGGTAGAAAAGTTAGGGATTTAATTGACGGCGAAGAATACCGTCAACTATTTCCTGAAACTGAATTAAAAGCGGACAGCCGTTCGGCGGGTAAATGGTTAACTAATAAAGGCGGTGAATACTATGCCGCAGGTATTGGGGGTGCGTTAGCAGGAAGAGGAGCAGATTTATTTATTATTGACGACCCACATTCGGAACAAGACGCGATGTCTGATAAAGCTCTAGAAGAAGCATACGAATGGTATATGGCAGGACCGCGACAAAGGTTACAACCAGGAGGTGCAATCGTTATTGTAATGACGCGTTGGAATAAAAAAGATTTAACAGGACGATTAACTAAAAAGATGGCACAAGATGAAGGTGCTGATCAATGGAAAATTATAGAATTTCCTGCAATTTTACCTAGTGGTAAACCGCTTTGGGAAAGTTTTTGGAAATTAGAAGAACTAGAAGGTATAAAAGCGTCGGTAAGTCCATCTAAATGGGCGGCACAATATATGCAAAGACCTACGGGAGAGGGTATTTCGATAATTCCTAAAGAATGGTTTAATATTTGGGAAGAAGAAAAGCCACCTAAATGTCAATATTTAATACAAAGCTACGATACGGCATTTTTAAAATCCGAACGAGCGGATTTTACCGCGATAACTACGTGGGGCGTGTTTTATCCTGAGGGTAAAATAGGTGAAGAAATATATTCAGGAGATGAAGCTCATTTAATTTTAATAGATTGTATTAAAGAACGTTACGATTTCCCAGAATTAAAAAACGAAGCTCTACGTTTATACGATTATTGGGAACCTGATACGGTAATTATTGAAGCTAAAGCTAGTGGTATACCGTTAGTACAAGAACTTAGACGTATTGGTATACCCGTAAACACTTTTTCTCCAGGAAAAGGTCAAGATAAAATTGCTAGATTAAATTCTGTCTCACCTATTTTTCAAGATGGTAGAGTTTGGGTACCTGATAATAGATTTGGTGAAGAACTTATGGAAGAAGTTAGTGATTTTCCCGCAGGAGAAAACGATGATTTAGTAGACGCAACTACGTTAGCGTTAGCAAGGTTTAGAGAAGGCGGATTTTTAACGTTAAGTAGTGATTTTTCTGATGACGAAGATTATTATCCTAACGATAGGGTTTATTATTAATACAAATAGTACTATGATTCAAGCTAATGGCTATTGAAAAACAACCTGTTCCTATAATTTCTACTCCTAATGAAGAAATAGAGTTAGAAATTACTGCAGAAACACCTGAAGAAACAGAAGTTTTTTTACAACCCGACGGTTCTGTTATTTTAGGCAGCGATATGCCTGAACAATCTGAAAATAAATTTGGTGAAAACTTAGCCGAAGAACTAGACGAAAACGAATTAAATAGTATTGCTAGTGAATTAACTCAATTATACGAAGAAGATTTAGAATCTCGAGACGATTGGTTTAATACTTACGCTGACGGGTTAGAATGTTTAGGTATAAACTCTGAATCAAGGTCAGAACCTTTCCAAGGTGCCTCAGGAGTACACCATCCTATACTAGCCGAAGCCGTTACTCAGTTTCAAGCTCAAGCATATAAAGAATTATTACCTGCAGGAGGTCCTGTAGACACAGAAATACTAGGTCAAATAGATAATTCGAAAGCAGAAAAAGCAAATCGTGTAAAAAACTTCATGAATTATCAAATTACGTACAAAATGGAAGAATATGATCCAGAAATGGACCAATTATTGTTTTATTTACCGTTATCTGGCTCCGCATTTAAAAAAATTTACTATGATCCTGCATTAGGACGTGCTGTTGCTCGTTTTGTTAAAGCAGAACACTTAGTAGTGCCTTATTCTGCGGTAGATTTACTTACCGCACCAAGAATTACTCACGTAATCCACATGAATGAAAATGAATTACGTAAATTACAACTTTCTGGCTTCTATCGAGACGTAGAATTAAGCGATCCGATGAGTGGTACCGATAATACTGCGGTAGATGACAAAGTTGACGAGTTACAAGGTATTAGTAGAACAATAAATGACGAAGAATACACGTTATTAGAGCTTCACGTTGATTTAGACTTAGAAGGTTATCAAGATACTAATGCAAACGGTGAGGAAACAGGAATAGCGTTGCCGTATATTGTAACTATTTGTAAAGATAACAATAAAGTATTAGCAATTAGACCAAACTATGATCAAAATGACCCAATGCGTAGAAAAATAGAACATTTTACGCATTATAAATTCCTTCCAGGATTAGGGTTTTATGGTTTTGGGTTAATTCATATGATGGGCGGTTTAACTAAATCAGTTACCGCCCTACTCCGTCAATTAATCGATGCAGGGACACTTTCTAACTTACCTGCAGGATTTAAAGCCCGTGGGTTAAATATTCAACGTCACGATGATCCGTTACAGCCAGGAGAGTGGCGAGATGTTGATGCTCCTGGTGGTAGATTACAAGATGCATTTTTACCGTTGCCTTATAAAGAACCTAGCGGAACATTAACGCAATTATTAGGTGCTTTAGTAGATTCGGGTAAACGTTTTGCGGCAACAATAGAAGACCCAACAGGCGACGGTAATTCTCAAGCACCCGTAGGTACTACGGTAGCTCTTCTAGAAAAAGGACAACGTATTATGTCCGCAATACATAAAAGATTACACTACGCACAAAAAACTGAGTTTAAAATTTTAAAAAGAGTATTTAGTCAGTTTTTACCACAACAATATCCGTATCAAGTACAAGGAGCTTCAGAAAATGTATTTAAAGAAGACTTCGATGATAGCGTTGATGTAATTCCTGTAAGTGATCCTAATATTTTTAGTATGACGCAACGTATTACGTTAGCTCAAACTCAATTACAAATGGCACAATCTGCTCCGCAATTACATGACTTACGAGAAGCGTATCGTAAAATGTATCTTGCTTTAAATATAAAAGATATTGATGCGGTATTACCTGAAGAAGAACAAATACCTGCTCGTGATCCTGTCACCGAAGAACAAGCAGCAATTACAGGTAATCCTATAAAAGCGTACGAATTTCAAAACCATGAAGCGTATATCGCTAGTCATAGTGCTTTTATGCAAAACCCAATGGTACAACAAAACCCTGCGGCTATGAAAATCATTGGAGCTAATATTCAAGAACATCAAGCGATGTTATATAGACAGCAAATAGAACAAGCGTTAGGACAACAATTACCACCTGTCGGTGAAGAAATGCCACCAGAGATTATGAATCAGATAGCAGGTATGGCAGCACAAGCTACGCAACAAGTTACAGGTCAAGCTCAAGCGATGGCACAAGCTCAAGCCGCAGCACAACAAACACCGCAAATGCAGATGTTCCAACAACAGTTGGCATTAGAAAAAGAACAATTAATGCAAAAAGAAATGGACGATTTAAGAGCTGCTGAAATAGAATTACAAAAAGCTCAACTAAATGCACAAATCCGAAGAGAACAAATAGAAGCAGATTTAAGAAAACAAGACAGTAAAGATGCGATACAATTACAAGAATTAGAGTTGAAAGCAAAAGCTGACGCTGATAAGAACTATAACGAATTAGTAAAAACTGTTCGTGAAAGTAGAAACCAAAACGGAGATAATAATGCATAGAAATAGAGACTATCCTGCTCCTTCTAAAAAAGCGAGTAAACCTGCACCTAGCGTACCTGCTATGGAAGACACTACTAAAACTGAAGTAGTAAAAGCAGGGGAAGTAAACACTGACGCTAAAGGTAATGTCGTTGGTAAAGAATCAAAAGTAAAAGCTGCCTACGGGCAAACGAAAGGACTTCTTTGGTATAATTACATTAAATAATGGATTATATCGTGGCTACGGAGCATTTGCTCCGTAAATATCGTGAGCGTAAAGAAGCACTCACGCAAACACTTGCTGCTGGTGGTGTTGAAGATATACAACAATACCAACGGATAGTAGGTGAAATAGCGGGTTTGAGTTTAGCTGAACAGGAAATTCAAACCTTACATTCTAATATGGAGGATGCAAATGACTGATACTGTTCCAGATCGAGTAGATAATTTTGGTAGTAATGGTGCTTCGTTAAAAACTGAAGAACCAGTTGTAGAAAACACTATTACGCACGAAAATTTAGAAGCTCATGCAAATAAGTTACCACGTCCAACGGGGTATCGTATTTTAATATTACCTTTTAGTATGTCGAGTATTACTAAAGGCGGTATACATTTAGCTAAACAAACAGTAGATAAAGAACGTCTTGCTACTGTTGTTGGTTATGTTGTCGCTACGGGACCTGACGCATATAAAGATATGAATAAGTTTCCAGACGGAGCTTGGTGTAAAGAAGGTGATTGGGTAATTTTTGGTAGGTATGCTGGAGCTCGTTTTCAGATAGAAGGTGGCGATATGCGACTTTTAAACGATGACGAAATTTTAGCAACTATTGACGACCCCGAAGCAATTTTATCATAACAACTTGAGGAGGACTCATGCAAGAAGAAGCAGAAAAAATAGAACTAGAACTTCCCGAAGGGGAAGTTGACCCAAGGGCAGCTGATGTCGATAATTCCGTAGTGGAAGAAGAAGTCGTCGCAGCTGAAGAAGAACAACCAAAAGACGAGTTAGATACTATAAGTGAGTCAGTACAAAAACGTATTGATAAACTAACTTATAAAATGCGAGAAGCCGAAAGGCAACGCGATGAAGCAGTTAGTTACGCTCAAAACATTAGTAATACTAATAATGAACTAAAAGAAAAATTAAAGAATTCTGATTCTTCCCTTTTCAAAGAGTATGACAATCGTATACAATCTGATATTGAAAGAGCAAAAAGTTATTTAAAAACAGCTCAAGAAGCAGGAGACGCGGAAGCGATTACGGATGCAACAGAAAAATTATCTAGAGCCAGTGCTGAGGCAGAAAATCTTAGAAGGTTATCTGCACAACAACAGCTTAAAGAAAAAGATGAAGCTGAAGAAGTTCCTGTTGAAGAATATAAACCATCTATTAATGCGACGCAAACAACACCAGACCCTAAAGCAGAGGAATGGGCGTCAAGAAATACATGGTTTGGAACTGATTCTGCTATGACGTTTGCAGCTTTTGGTATACATAAAGAAATCGTAGAAGAAGGGATTGACCCAACTTCCGATAACTATTATCAAGAAGTTGACAAACGTATGCGAGATAATTTTCCGCACAAGTTTTCAGAAGAGCAATCTGCCCCCGTGCAACAGGTTGCTGCCAGTAGCAGAGGTGCTAGTGGTAAAAAATCATCACGCAAAATCAAGTTGACACCTAGTCAAGTAGCGATAGCTAAAAGACTAAATGTGCCACTAGAAGAATATGCTAAGCATATCGAAGGAGTATAAAATGACAGAAGAATATAAACCAGACGTCACTGATCGTAACTCACGATCTGCAGAGACACGAGACTCTCAAACTCGCAGAACGCCTTGGAAACCCCCGTCAATGTTAGACGCACCCGAACCACCTCCTGGATATCAGTTTAGGTGGATTAGAGAAGCTACTAGAGGACAGGACGATAAGTCTAATATGTCTAAACGTATTAGAGAAGGATATGAACCTGTAAGAGCAGAAGAATATCCTGACTTTGAAGCCCCAACTGTAGATAGTGGAAAAAATAAAGGAGTCATAGGGGTAGGTGGACTAATACTCGCAAAAGTTCCGATTGAAACCGCGAACGAAAGAACAGCTTATTTTAAAGATCAGTCTGATTCTGCGTTACAAGGTGTAGATCAAAACTTAATGCGAGAAAGTGACCCTAGAATGCCGATTAAAGATAGCGATATCCAAAGGTCTTCTAAGGTTGAATTTGGTAGTAGGAATAATTCCGACGATTAAGTAATATTTTATTTTAGGCATAGGAGGCAAAAATGGCTAATGTAAATGCACCCGATGGGTTTACTCCAGCATATCACATGTACGGTGGTACTATCAGACCTGCAAGAATGAGAATAGCTAGTGGAACTTCAGCATCAATATTTAGTGGTGATGTAGTTAATTTATCTAGTGGATATGTCATTCAAGGCACGGCAACTGGTACTCCTGTAGGTGTTTTTTATGGAGTATTTTTTACGGCAACGGATGGAACGCCTACGTTTTCAAAAGTGTGGACTGGCGGCACAGCAACTTTAGGTAGTGCAGACGCCGAAGCTCTTGTATACAATGATCCTGGGATCGTATACGAAGCTCAATTTACAGCAGGAACTCCTGCGGTAAGTTTTATCGGCGATAAGTACACTCTCTCAACAACTGCAGGTAGTACAACTACTGGCAGATCGAAAGAAGGTGTAACTGCAACTACTTCAAGTGGTGTTGCTTTGTGTGTAGGTTTTGACTTATCTCCTAGTAATGAAATAGGAGCTAATGCTAGAGCTTACTTCACCTTCCCAACTAACACATTCGCAGTTTAAGGAGAATAGATCATGGCAATTAACAGAGCACAACTCGTAAAAGAACTTGTTCCTGGACTTCATGCTCTTTTCGGATTAGAGTACGAACGTTACAACGATGAACACGAAGACATCTTCGACACAGAAACCTCAGAAAGAGCTTTCGAAGAAGAAGTTATGTTAAGTGGATTCGGGGAAGCACCTGTAAAAGGTGAAGGAGCCGCGGTGGTATATGAGACTGCACAAGAATCATTTACCTCTCGTTACACTCATGAAACCGTAGCTTTAGCGTTTGCGTTAACAGAAGAAGCTATCGAAGATAATCTCTACGATACTCTTTCTTCTAGATACACAAGAGCTTTAGCACGTTCTATGCAACAAACAAAACAAGTGAAAGCAGCTAACGTATTAAATAATGCGTTTAGTTCTTCATTCGTTGGTGGTGATGGAAAAGAGCTTTGTGCTACAGACCATCCAACTGTTGCAAACGTTGAATTGAGAAACGAGCTGTCTACTTCAGCTGATCTTAATGAAACTTCACTCGAACAAGCGTTAATAGATATCGCTGACTTCAGAGATGAAAGAAACTTAAAGATCAATGCACAAGCAAGAAGGTTAATCATACCACCTGCTTTGCAATTCGTAGCAGACAGACTGATGGAAACTCCTGGAAGAGTTGGTACATCTGACAATGATATTAACGCTATTCGTAACATGGGCATGGTCTCAGAAGGTTACGTAGTTAATCATTATTTAACAGATACTGACGCTTTCTTCATCAAAACTGATGTTCCTAACGGACTTAAACACTTCGTTAGATCACCTGTAGCAACCAGCATGGAAGGAGACTTCGAAACTGGTAACGTTAGATATAAGGCGAGAGAACGTTATAGTTTTGGTTTTAGTGACTGGAGAGGAATCTTTGGATCACCAGGAGCGTAATCACTTACGTTATTTAGGAAAGGGAGCTTCGGCTCCCTTTCTTTTTTGAAATGGATGAGCTAGAATGACAAAACAACTAGGGATATTACAACATATCTATCGACTGCCCTAGCAGACAAGCCAAGACGATAGATTCAATTAAGGAGACTTAATATGGCAAAATCAACATTCAGTGGACCAGTTAGATCACTTGCAGGATTTATTTCCGCAGGTAATGCTAATGTGGTCAGTTTAACAGCAGACACTACTTTAACGGTAGACGCTCACGCAGGAAAAATATTAACTTGTAATGACGCTGACGGTAAATTTACTTTACCTAGTATTGTAGCTACTGCTCCTGGAAGAGACGATGAACCTAGTCAGTTAAATAATTTAGGAGCTAGTTTCTTCTTTGTAGTAGAAACAGCAGCGACTGACATGGATATTTTAACTGATGGTACTGACAAATTTGTTGGTGGACTATATACAGGTAAAGATGACGCTACAGGTAAAACTTTTATCTCTGGTGCGTCTAATGATGTTATTACTATGAATGGTTCTACTAAAGGTGGACTAGCGGGTAGTATTGTTAAAGTTACTGCTATCGGTTCAGCTAAATACGCTGTCGAAGGTATAATTTTAGGTTCAGGCACTATAGTTACACCATTTGCTGATGCATAATAGGAGGTAACTTATGGCTGATACAGTAACAAGTCAAACTATCATAGACGGCGTTAAAACCGCCGTCGTGAAGTTTACTAATGAATCAGACGGTACAGGAGAAGCTTCTGTTAAAAAAGTAGATGTTTCCGCTTTATCAACAGATGGAGCAGGTAATGCTTGTTCTTCAGTAACTATAAAAAGGATTTATTGGGCGTGTAGAGGTATGGGCGTCGATATTGAGTTCGATGCTTCAACAAATGTGTTAGCGATTTGTTTACCTGCAGACAGCACGGGAGACGAAGAATATGATACGTTTGGTGGTATACCTAATAACGCAGGTTCTGGCGTAACTGGTGATATAGATTTCACCACAGTTAGTGCTAGTAATGGAGACGCTTATTCAATAATTTTAGTGTTAACCAAAAATTATTAATAATGGCAACATCAGGTACGCGTACATTTGGTTTAGACGTAGCAACAGCTATCGAAGAGGCGTACGAACTCGCAGGGTTAGAGGCTCGTACGTCTTACGATAGTATTACTGCTCGTCGTTCTATGAACGTTATGTTTGCTGATTGGTCTAACAGAGGCGTTCAAATGTGGGAAATAGCTAAAGTAGAGCTAACTCTTACTAAAGGCACTAACGAATATACAATAAATTCTTTTGATATTGATATTTTAGACGCTTATATTCAAAGAACAGTAAGCAGTAGTGTGACTGATTTAGTTATGGATAGAATAGACCGTAACGAATATATTAGTATTCCTAATAAATCAACACAAGCAAGACCAACTCAGTATTGGTTAGAACGTTTAAAAGCTCCAGTTATTCATCTTTATCCAACGCCTGAGAACTCAACGGACAAACTCATTTACTATGTTTGGCGTACAGTTGAAGATTCTGCAGCACAAGTTAACGACGTAGATATACCTACTAGATTTGTTGCTTGTTTAGTTTCAGGGTTAGCGTATTATCTTTGTTTAAAAAAGAACATTCAAAAAGTACCTTTACTTAAACAACAATACGAAGAAGATTTAGCCAGAGCGATAGCTTACGATGAAGATCGTTCACCGTTAAAAATCGTTCCAAAACATGAGTATATATAATGGCATACGCATCAGGTAAATACGCTTACGGTATTTGTGATATATCGGGAGTTCGTTATAAATTAAAAGACATGAAAAGAACATGGAATGGTCTTTTAGTAGGTCCTGATCAGTATGAACCAAAACACCCACAACTAGACCCACCTACAGTTAGTGTTGATTCTGAAGCACTACCTAGAACAAGACCTGAAGTACCATTACCTCAAGCTCAATTAGGTTTAGTAACGGCAGCAGGAGGTTTGTTAGCAACTAGCGATATTATTGGTACTAAATTTGAAGGAGCTTTCGGTACAACAGCCGTAGGCACCGTAACCGTGAGTATAACGTAATGGCAGGGTTTACTTATAGCAGTTTAAAAACAGCAATCCAGGATTATTTAGATAATTCAGAAACAACGTTTGTTAATAATATTAATAATTTTATTGAAACAACAGAAGAACGTATTTTAAAAACAGTGCAACTTCCTGTGTTTCGTAAAAATGTTACAGGTACGCTATCGGCTAATTCACCGTATTTATCGAAACCTACTGATTTTTTATCACCGTTTAGTTTAGCGGTTTTAGATTCTAGTAGTAATTATAGTTATTTATTATTAAAACACGTCTCTTGGATCAGAGACTATACCCCTAATGCCACTACTACAGGTGCTCCACTATTTTATGCACAGTTCGACCAAGATAGTTTTATTATAGCTCCTACACCTTCAGATAATTTTACGGTAGAGCTACATTATAATTACCGACCTAGTTCAGTAACTACAGTAGGAGACGATAATCAAAGTTGGTTATCCGATAACGCACCTAATGCTTTATTGTTTGGTTCCTTAGTTGAAGGAGCAGTGTTTATGAAATCTTCACCTGAAACTGTTATGATGTATGAACAAAAATTTCAAGAAGCATTAGCAATGTTGAAAGTCTTAGGAGAGTTTAAAGATGTTAGAGACGAAGCTAGAAGCGATAACTTAAAAATAAACCCACAAGGAATGTCTAATGTATGAAATAAAAGTAGGAGACGTAGCCATAAAAACTACACAAAATACAGGATTAAGTCCAGAATATTGGACTGAAAGAATAATGGAACGCTTAGTTCAAGTTAGCGATAACGCTGATCCTTTAGTACAAGCTCAAGCTAGAGCTTTTAAAGAGAATATTGAAAAAGTTGTTTTATTGTACTTAAGACAGGCTATAGCTTCTGATAGAAGCACAGTAGCAGGTCTTTTAGAAAAACAAGGTCATCATAAAATGGCTGAAATTATAAGGAGGCTATAATGGCTATATCACAAGCAATGTGTACATCTTTCAAACAAGAACTTTTAGAAGGTGTGCATAATTTTAAAAACTCAGGCGGTAGCACATTCAATTTAGCTTTATATACTAGCTCTGCGTCTTTAGGTGCAGGTACAACTGCATACACTACTTCTAATGAAGTAAGTGGTACAGGTTACACAGCAAAAGGAGCTAGTTTAACTAGAGTTGATCCAACAACATCAAGCACAACTGCGTTTACTGATTTTGCCGATTTAACTTTTAGTAGTGCTACTATAACTGCTAACGGAGCATTAATATTTAACGACACAGCTTCAGGTGATCCTGCAGTATGTGTACTTGCTTTTGGTGGTGATAAAACATCTACTAATGGAGACTTTACTATACAGTTTCCCACCGCTGATGCAAGTAACGCTATTATAAGAATAGCTTAAATTAAATGTCGTCCGTAGGTTGGGGTCGTGGCACTTGGGGCTCAGGTCCATGGGGTCAGCCTGTAGTTATAAATGTAAACGTAAGTGTTACAGGTGTTAATAGCACTTCAGCACTTGGTTCAGAAACTATTCTATGTTCTGCTAATGTAGTAGAAGAAGGACTTGCTGCTACAAGCGGATTAGGCACTGTTACTGTAACTTGTAGTGCTACAGTTGTAGAAACAGGGCTTACAGGTACAACTGGAGTAGGTAATTCAGTTGTAATAGGAGAGGCAGTACAGGGAGTAACTGCTACAACATCTACTTCAGGTTTAGGTGACGAAAGCGTATCTTGTTCTGCTAATATATCTGTCACAGGAAATGTAGGAACCACTGCACTAGGTGATGAATCAGTCACTGCAGGAGCAGTAATAGTAGAAGAGGGGGTAGCAGGAACTTCAGCTTTAGGAAGTGAAACAGTTGTTGCAACAGCATTAATAGTAGAAGAAGGCGTAGCAGCAAGTACTGGATTAGGTGATGAAAGCATAGTCGGTCCTGCTAATATAAGCGTTACTGGCAATACCGCTACTTCTTCATTAGGAACGGTAACACAAAGCTCTAGTAATACTATTACTGTATCAGGGTTTAGTTTAACAAGTAGTCAGGGTGACGAAACGATTATAGCAAAAGCCGTTACGTTAGCTACAGGGCAAGTAGCGACGTTTACTCTTGAAAATGTTTTAGTTTATGGTTTAATTGATACAAGTCAAACACCAAGTTATAGTCCTGTAAATACAAGTCAAACACCAAACTACAGCAATGTAAATACAAGTCAAACACCAAGTTATAGTAGCGTAAACACTAGTCAAACACCAAATTACAGCTCTGTGAATACAACTCAGACACCAAACTATGAAGAAGTTGCTTAACAGGGAGTAAAAAACATAATATAATCAAAACGAGGAAAGACCATGGCAAG